ATGTGCTAGATTGTTGTGGTGGTGGTAGTCTAGATTGTTGTGGTGGTGGTGGTAGTCTAGATTGTTGTGGTGGTGGTAGTCTAGATTGTTGTGGTGGTGGTGGTCGTCTAGATGTGCTAGATTGTTGTGGTGGTGGTAGTCTAGATTGTTGTTTTGGTGGTCTAGATATGCTAGGTCGTTGTCGTGCTGTTCTAGTACTAGGTTGTTTAACATCTTCATCTTCATCTACATCTTCTATAGGTTCTGTTTCCCAATCCCAATCTTCTTCTGTTCTATCAATAGCCCATTTAAATTTATCAAATAATGTTTTGGTGTAAATATCACGTGGATCTACTTTGTTTGTTTTTGTCCAAGATACAACAAGACGTGGGTCAATATAATTAGATAGAGATGTATTTATAGCAACAGTCATCACATTTTCCTTTATTTCAATATTCTCTGTTAATGTTTGAATCTTTTTAGCATCTTTTTTTAGTGTTGCTTGTGCCAAATCAGTTTTGAGTTTTTCTAAAGCCTGATTTGCTTTGCCAGATGGTGTTCTAACATGATTAAGTACTTCGGCTACTTCGGCATTTGCTTTAGCAAATTCCTTTTTAATATTTTTTTTTGTGCTTTTTTCTTTTATTTTAAGACCTTTCAAAGCACAATACATAATACTGCTAGCTAATCTGGTCCGAAAAACCTTTGCTGAAAAGTCTTCATCAAATGTCTTGAGATAATCATTTACATTTTTGCTTGTAATGTTTTTAAATATCTGTTCACTACCACCCTTCTTCTTTTTTAATTCTTGAAAGTTCTTAAAAATGACCGGGTCAACTTCCAAATCCTTATAAAAATGAATAGAATCCTTTCCGTCAAAATCAAAAATTACATGATTCCCATTAGGTACTAATTGTACATTATCACAGAGAAGTGTAGTTGCACCTACTGTGTCAGCTTCATCTTCATCTGTCTCATTTCCAACACGAATACCAAAATGATCGATTAAATAAAGAACGGTGCCAATTTCTAACTTTATTTTATTATCTGATTTAGCGTATTCCATATAATCTTCTCTAATTTCTTCAATACGTCGATGCAATTTTCTCGCTTTCTCATATTTTTTTGCATCTGATTGTGCTTTGAAGGCACCGTCTGAAGAAAGCCAAACATATTTATTACGGTTTGTCACATTATCTTTCCATGTAGCAAACCATTCATTCTTATGTTCATGAACTATACCACCCCATCTGTGACCAGGAGGTGGTGGTGGTACAGGATCGCCTTCACCCATATTGAGAGTAACCTCTTCTGGTAAAGGCTGCTTTTTTATTTTCCCTAATACTCTGTTACCGCCACGACCATAAAAAATGCCAGTATCTTCAACTTTATAATTGCCTAGCTTTTGGAATGGAACATTATTTATCGTTACATAACCATACTCTGCAAGTATTTCAGCATCCTTTCTAGATTTTGGATCTTTGTCTTTTACTTGCTTCGCATTACTCTCTTTCTCAATCATTCGTTCTTTGAGATCAGTCCAATCAATTTCTCTTGGATCTTGATCTTTCTTGAAGAATATTTTTCCGTTTGGACTAAGTTCACGATAAAAGTCTGACCAAAAATTTTTATTAAAAAGATTTCTTGCTTTTCTTTTAGCCGAATTGTCATTTGCAGATGGTTTTGTATATGTTAATGTTATATTACCTTTATCCTCTGCTATCATCCTTTTTGCATACAAACTTGCAAACTTTTCCTCCTCACGAGTTAATTTATATTCTTGTTCATCAAGATATAAACTAGCACCTAGATATTCATAAGGCTTCATGATTTCACTAAAATAAGGCCCTCTTTGAATAATACTATCCCATTTTCTTCCAGGAGTTACATCAAAGGAAAGAGCTTGTGTAGCATCAAGCACGTATGGTTCCGACAGATAAATACCACTATCTTCTACTTGTAAGTCTTCCTCGGTGAGTTTTACATTTATTTCTTCTATATTTTTTAGAGTAGGATTTCCTGTAATTTTAAGGCATATACTATCCTTTCCAAATGAATATGTTACAAAATTTAGTTTTTTTGAGTCTTTATCTTTACTTTTAGTTATGTATAACTGCTTGACAAAATCATTCAATTTATCCATATCAATTTCTCTATTACCAGGGTTATTGATGCGTAAACAGTATTTTTTTGACATTTCTTCATTAGCAAGAATAAAAAATAGATTTGAGTTCTAAATAATTAATTATTTAGAAATACTTCTTTTTTTAACGAGGTTTAAATTTCATAGGTTTACCAGATTCGTAAATCTTTAATCTTCCTAATGAAGCCATTGATTCGTGGTAATCATCATTTTCTTGTTGATTCTTCAAGATCTGTGTTTTCAATGCATTATGTACATCAATTACATTATCTATTCTTTCAGGCATACCATCTATTAACGGGTTTTGATCATATTTTTCGACTGAACCAAACTCATATTTTTCTTCTCCTGTTGCAAGTTCTTCTGCTTCAAGTAGTATTTCATTTCCATACTCTGATTTGTCAAAAATGGCCTGTAACAATGGATTTTGTATTTTATGAGATAATGAAGGATGCTTCAATAGTTTTTTAGCTCTATATAATAATAATAAATCATGTGTTATATTACGAACACCTGAGTTAATAGAATAACCAATACCATATTTACTTGTATCAAAATTTGAAAATCCTTGATCTTCTCCACAGTATGTTACCGGATAACCATATCGACCACCTGCATTACATTCTTTTATATTTTTACATATAGATTCATATATAGCTTTTGACGATCCTGATATTCCTTCAATTGTTTCATCATAAAAGAAGGATCGACCATAATCAATAATCTTAACCATATATCGACATTTAAACTTTACACTAGTTCCATCATTCAATTTGTATTTATATTCAATGTATTTTCCAATAACTGGTTGATATATTAGAGTGTTCCCTAAATGAAAATCATAATGTGTAAATGTTTCAGATAAAGTTGCTAATGGCATATATATCTGATATAACACATTTATAAGATCATAATAGGGGAAATCAACATCTATTGACGATGCTATCATTGAATTTAAACTTTTTGCGTTTTTAATATGCTGTGTTAAAATGCATAAATAGTTAGATTTTGCACATGCAAGTTTAAGAAGAGACTCTGTTTCCGTGCACTCTCTTTGATCTGCAATAAGATATCTCTTATCTTCAAAACATATATTTCCCCCTTCTTGAACTTTTGAATCAATATAAGTTTGTAAAGCACTTTTTCCAAATTCAAGAGAATATTTTAATCTTTGATCAGATACTTCTTTATTACCCTTCATAAATGCCCAATCATCAGATGTATTATATACGTACCACCCATATGTTTCAATAAAGCAAGGAAATACAAGACATTGTTTGTTTATATATTGACCGACTAGATACTCAAATAAAAGATTATCACTATCTTCTTTATTTGTTGATTTCAATATTGCGTTGGCTCTATATCCTTCACGTTCATATGTTATTTCTTTAACAAAACCATTATTACTAACTATCCCAATCGTTTTTACTGGAGATATTACATATTTAAAATCTACAAAGTTGTTAAAATGTTTTCTTATCAGTTTTGTTTGATTTCCAAAAGCTAAACAAACCCCTGAATCAAAACATATAGTTTTCAAAAAAATAGATCTTTGAACTGGAATATTCCTTATTCCTTTAGAAAATTGTTCAGATATAGGAGAAAATTTGGAACTATCATCGCACGTTTTTAAAGTAACAACATTTCCATAATTACCACTCCAAAGTTTCTCATTCTCGATTTTATCTAATATTTTATCTGATAATAAAGCAATACCTTTATTACCATTTTCATATTCGATTAAATATGTTGCAAAAGAATTAGCTGGAACGCTTTGAAGTTTGAAACCTTCAATTCTAATAGTTTTGGGATCCACAGAAATCCATTCATTTAAAACGTTAATATGAATTAAATCTAAATCTTGTTTTACCATTTTATTATATGCAAATTTATTTTTACATATAATAAATATAAATCACTTATTTTCAACTAAAATCTGGTTTTAATTTTAAATTTGAAATTTTACATCTAGTATCTGAAAAAATAGTTAGATCATGACTAGACTTCTTACAAATGACGAAATTGAAAATATGATAAACTTTATTCAACCTCAAAAAGGTATTCCAAAGGATACAGCTCTCAGTATAACAAACATACAGAAAGAAAGACTTCGAAAGCAGCTAAGAACACAAAAAGTATATTCAGAAATTATTCCTGCTTTGAAAGACGAAATTGAAAAAGCTTATTACGCATCTCTAATTGATCCGGGAGATAGTGTAGGTGTGATCTCCGCACAGAGTATCGGTGAAAAACAAACACAGACGACCCTTAACTCTGTAGACTGGACAGAGAAACTTTTGTATACAAAAGATGATAAAACTGTTGTTGAACCAATAGGTAAAATGATCGACAGACTTTTGACTCTTGAACCGGAAAATATAACAAAAATTGAAGAAAATAGAACAGAATATCTTCCTCTTCCAGAAGGATATATGATACCGTCTTGTGATGAAAACGGTAATACAAACTGGTATCGCATTGAGGCAGTTACAAGACACCTTCCTGTCGGAAAACTCGTACGTGTTGTGACTCAAAGCGGTAGAACAGTTACTGCAACTCAATCAAAGTCTTTTCTTGTTTGGGATGGTGCAAAATTTGAAGGGGTATTAGGTTCAGATGTAAAAGTAGGGGATATGCTTCCAACTACAACTAGTTTGCGAAAACCAAGAATTGAACATTCATACTTTGATATGGAAACCATATTTCCAAAGAATAAATATTTGTACACAACAGAGCTTGTCAAGGCAAGAAAACAAGGTTGGTTAGATAGTAACGGTATTCATTTCACAGTTCCTTACAATCGTCCAGATACATGTTTTGGTAAAGATAAAAGTTACATTCTTTCTTGTGAACCTGGTTTTGTATCACATATTCCCGATAAAATTCCTCTTGATAACGACTTTGGGTTTCTTATAGGTATTTATCTTGCAGAAGGATGGTGTACAAAGACTTTCGTAGGAGTTAGCAATAATGATGAAGTAATTCAAAAACGTGTCACAGATTGGTGTGATAGATATGGAGTCACATATCAAGGAACAAGTAATGATTTGAAGATTCATTCAACTCTTCTTGCACATATGTTCAAAATTATTTGTGGCACTGGTTCTGCAAACAAAAGAGTTCCAGAATTTTCTTATACAGCTCCAAATGAATTCATTAAAGGTTTGATTGATGGATATTGGAGTGGTGGTGGAACAGTTAGTAAAGTTTCTGGATCTGTTATTATAACTTCTGTTTCTGAAGATCTAATTTTAGGAATATCTTTTCTTCTTTCATATTTTGGTATTTTTGGTCGATTAAGTTCTTCACAAGCAAAGAATAATATAGGAATTAAGTTGACTCATTTATTAAATATATCAAACGGATTTGCTCAAAGATTTGCTAAAGATATCACGCTAACAGAACATAATAAACAAGAAAAATTAAGAACGTTCACATTATTTAAAAAGTACAGACATAATCGTGGAAGATCGCAAATAGAGTTTCCAGTGCGTGATGTTTATTTTGACGAGGTCTTGTCGGTAGAATATGTAGACGGAATGACAGAATATGTGTACGATCTAACCGTAGAGGTCACGAGGAATTTTCAACTGTTAAATGGAGTTACTCAAAAAGACACCTTTCATCGTGCCGGGCAGTCAGAGAAGACAATGACGGCCGGAGTTCCGCGTTTTCAGGAGTTATTAAATGCTACGAAGAATCCACGTATCGTAAATCATAAAATCTTTTTTCAAAGAGGAAATACTTCAATTCAAGAAATGCGTGAAACTGTTGGATCAACAATTGTTGGAATGACATTGGCTGATATTTCTAAGTCTATCAAGATAGAGATAGATAAAGAGGATGAGAAGTGGTATGAAGCTCACAAGATATTGTTCTCAGATGAGTTCTCAATGCATGCACATTGTATTAGTTTCAAACTAGATATGAAGAAATTGTTTGAATTTAAGCTAACAATGCAACAAATAGCTGATCACATTCACAAAGAATATTCGGATTTATATTGTGTTTTTTCTCCTCCTGCTGAATGTCAACTTGATATCTTTGTCGATACCAAAAATATTCGTCTACCAGAAGACAGGCTTTTGTTTGTTGATCAAGATAATGCAATAGTAATATATCTTGAAGAAGTAGTACAAGCGACTCTTGAGAAAATTTACATATGTGGAATACCATCAATATCTGAAGTTTTTTATCTTAAGGAGGGAACAGAATGGATAGTTGAAACGAACGGTTTTTGTAGCAAGACAATTTCAAAGCAATATTCATCTTTTAAGAAACTTTTAGCTCATCCTCACGTAGACTACACTCGCACAGTTTCAAATAATGTATGGGATATATATGAAGTACTAGATATTGAAGCAGCTAGACAATTCTTAATTGAAGAATTTATGAGTATTATGGAGGGTATCAATACTTGTCATGCGATGATATTAGTTGATCGTATGACTCATAACGGTACCATTTCTTCAATTACAAGATATACAATGAAGAAAGAGGAATCAGGGCCTATGGGCAAAGCTTCTTTTGAGGAGACTATGGATAATTTTTTGAATGCAGCTGCTGAAGGTGATAAAGAACCAACAGAGGGCGTTTCAGCCTCTATTATTTGTGGAAAACGTGCGTCTGTTGGAACAGGAATGATAAAGATGAGTATAGACATTTCTGCTCTTCCAAAAGGTAAGATAGAGCCTTGTAAACCATTTAAGAGAACGAATGTTATTGAAAAGAGTTCAGTGATTGTTGGAAGTGAAGAAGATTATGAATTACCTGCTTTTGACGAAGAGTAATAATATTATCAATTTGATTGTATACAATCAAATTTTCTTAATTAATAACATGCAAATTTAAACTTTTATTTTAATCTTGAATTTATGCTTCAATTTCTTTTCTGACTAAAAGCCAAATGACGCACAATGACATCACAAAACTTGCATATGAGAAAATCACAGACAGATATTATAAAGCTAGATATTTGGGATTAGAATGTATTATGGATATTACAAATGGTTATATTAATGGAACAAAACTGTGTTTATCTTCTAAAGATAAATCTAAAAGATTTTCTAGATATATAAACACTTTTAGATATAAAATTCTCACAACTTATTACATGACAAATATAACTGATTATTCATCTGATCTTAGTATAAAAGTAACAGATGGAGTGAAAGAAGCTCGTGGAACGTATTTACACCCTATTCTTTTTTTAGATTTGGCTATTTGGATATCACCAGTTGCTTATATGAAAGCAACTAGAATAATATCTGATTCTTTGACAAAGGAAACAGATAGAATATATATGATTGAAGAGTCTCTCACGAGAAGAGAAGCCGAAAAGAAAGCAGAAGAAATGATGACAAAAATACTTATACAAAATGAAAAAACACATTTTAAGATTGATAAAGCTTTCAAGGATTCAGAAGAATCAATTTCTAAAATAAAATCATCTCTCAGACGTGTTGAAACAAGAATTGAAAAGTTAAGTGATGAAGGTGAAAAACCTCCGACCGAAAACTTTTCATGGCGTCGTTGGTGGCCAAGTAGAAATATTTCAGTTTTTTTTAAAAAGAATAAAAAATCATAGTTTACTAACCTTTTCTTTTTCTACTTTTGGCATTGTTTTTTCTGCATTCTTTTTCCAATCTAGTCCATAATCGAAAGTACAAGAATGATTGTGCATATGCATATGACAGTAAATATTCTTGCATCTACATGTATGAACGCTTACCATAAGAGAATGTATTTTATTTTTGCATAGAGCACATTTAACCATTTGTTATATAAAGAATAATTTTCTCTATAAATTTCGTTTTTAAATTTAAATGATATTATAACTTTCTTGTCTTTATAATAAATGGAATTTCAAAAAGAAGGTTATGAACGTAAAAATAATACCGCAATTAAAGTTGTTATTGGTGTTGTCACACTTGCTTTATTAGGAGCAGCAGGATATGGTATATACAGAGCTTATGAAGCATCAAGTGGGAGTGATAGTGGAAGTGGAACTATAAGTGGGAGTGGTGGTGGTAGTGGTAGTGGTAGTGGTAGTGGTAGTGGTAGTGGTAGTGGTAGTGGAAGTGGTAATACTCAAGTTTTATGGACACCATCTTTGTATAATAGTCTAAAATCTAAAATAATGTCTTCAAGTGGTCAAAATATTACTGATCCCTCAGTAATAAACTGTGTACTTAATAATTTAGTTACGAAGTATCCTGATCCGGATGATTTAAATGCTGATCCAAATATTCAAACAGTTATACAAAATATGATAAGTAGTTGTTCTGATGGTAGTTTGAAAGATCCAGGCTCACCAAGTGTTTGCAATCAAACTTGCAAACCAGGACAATGCGATATTGACGACGATTGTGGAAATAAATGTCAATGTTCAGATGATGAATTTTGCTACAATGGTAAATGTACACCTGTGCCAGATCATTGGACAACACCTCTATACAACGAGATAATATCATCAATTACTTCAAGTACAAAAGATGTTAAACCATCTCCTCCGCCACAAAGTGTGATAACTTGTACTGTAAATAATTTAGCATCAACCTATCAAAATCCTAAAGATATGAAAACAGATAATGATGTTGCGCAAAAAATAACTAATATTGTAAATGGTTGTTCTGCAAATACTTTAACTGACCCCGGGAAACCAAAATTGGATGATAAAAGTAAAAAAGTTATTGTTAATCCCAAAAAACCTATGCCAAATTCTAATTTGGGACGAACTACTTTTAATCAATGTCTTAGATCAGCCAAACACACGAATATGACATCTTGTTTATCTTCTATTAACAATTGCGCCGCAAAAACAGATGCCTGTGGCAAAGATAATAATTGTATAAGAGATGTTGGAAACATGGCTCAAACTTTTTGCAATCAGATTCATGCTGGTGGAAATAATAAAAAACCAACACAATCGGATGCTGATAAGGTTTCTTTTTGTTATTCAAACAATTCAACAGGAAGTGATTGTGCCTGTAAGACAGTTAATAAAGCTGATGCCCCATCGCATATATTTGGAGGTGTAAATGAAGGTTCTACGTGTGCGAGTCCTTGCACTAGGCATATGTGCGATTCTCAATTAGCTCGTCATGCTATCTTTTAAAAATAAAATTGAATTAGTTATTGAAAACTATTAAAATATATAAAAAAATGTCAGGGATTTACATTGAAGAGTATTCTCCTAAATCTTTTGTTGTTCGTGGTAACACTAAAGATTACAAAGATTCGCTTTTAGCATTAGGTGGTAAGTGGAATAGCAGTCTTACTGACAAAAAGTCAGGTGATAAGTTTGGAGCATGGCTTTTTTGGGGTGATAAGCAAAATCAAATTTCAGAATGGATTGAAAAGGGTTGCAAGGTTGTGAACAAAAGTTCACAATCTGAAAAAACACAAGGTTCTCCCAACAGAGAATCTAATTCTGTTCTTGAGGCAAAGATTGATGCGCTTACAAAGATGGTCGAGAGTCTTTGTCGACATCATAAAATAGAATATTCTGATAAGAAATGCGTGAAACTATTGGATTCCGATGTAGAATCGGATGAAGACGTACCTCCTGTAAAGCCTAAAAGACTTCTCGGTAAATAAAATGCTTATTTCTTTTCTTCATTTCTTTTGAATATGAAGAACTTAATTTCAAATTTGATTCTTAAGGACAAGATTCTTAAGAATAAATAAAAGATGGGGATCAAACACTTTTTCCAGTGGTTCAAAGGACAGTTCAGTATGCACATAAAGAATATGAATAAGGGACAAGATCTTGCGTCTATTGATGTACAAATTGACAATTTAATGATTGATATGAATGGTCTTTTTCATTCTTCTGCTCAAAAAATATATCAATATGGTAATTATAAGGTAAATCCAAGACTTTTGCGTACAAGTTCTAATAGAATTAGTGGAAGAGAAAAGCAAATAGCTATGTTCAATGACGTGTGTCAATCAATCGAACATATTTTTAAAATAACAAAGCCAAAGAAGCGTTTAATATTATGTGTTGATGGTCCAGCACCACTGAGTAAACAAAATCAACAACGTCAGAGACGCTTTCGAAGTGCATCAGAAACGGTAGATGGAAAATGCCCTTTTAACAGTAACTGTATTACTCCTGGAACAAAATTTATGGATTTTTTAACAAAGTATATAGATTGGTACATTCGTAAAAGGGTAAACGAAGATGCTAACTGGCGGGAAATTGAAATAGTCTTTTCTAACGAAAAGGCCCCTGGCGAGGGAGAACACAAAATCATAAATTACATTAGATATTATGGAGATCCAAAAGATACATATTGCATTAATGGAATGGATGCAGACCTTATAATGCTTGCACTTGGTACTCATGTTCCAAACTTTTATATCTTGCGTGAAGATATGTATGATTTTACTAATGATTTTTTCTGTGTTGACATAGGTTCTATTAGGGGAAAGCTAGCGGATATTTTACGTTGGACTACAATAGGAGATGTATTTTCTTTTAATGAAAGAACTGCGATTGATGACTTTATATTTCTCTGTTTTATGGTAGGTAATGACTTTCTTCCCCACATTCCATCAATTGAGATCATAGAGAGAGGTATAGAGCTTATTCTGGAAGTTTATAAGAATACGTGTTCTACATATGGTCATATCACTCGTCTCGTTGACGATAGAGTTGAGTTTCTTCCAATTCCGTTAAGTATTTTTCTAGCAGAAATAGGCATGCATGAGAAAGAGAATTTAGAAGGAAAACTAGCTAAGAAGAAAGATTTTTTTCCCGATCCACTGTTAGAAAGTTGCGGATTACAAAATACTGTAACAGGTAAATGGAATATTGATATTGAGAAATATAAGAAAGATTATTTTACATATTCTTTTCCACCTCTTACAGATGAAAAAACATTATGTCACGATTATCTTGAAGGTATGCAATGGGTTTTGTCCTATTATACTAGAGGAGTTCCAAATTGGAAGTGGAATTTTCGATACCATTATGCTCCATGCGCTTCAATACTTTCGCTTTATGTACAATCATTTTGTCAGCCTAAATATGCAAGAACTATTCCAAGTACACCATTTCAACAATTACTATGCGTATTACCTCCTAAAAGTGCTGATTTAATACCAGAACCGCTGTGTTATCTTTTAACAGATACAAATTCTCCTCTCAAGGAACAATGTCCTGAATATTTTGATGTTGATCTTCGTGGAAAAAGAAAGGAATGGGAAGGCGTTGTTATATTGCCAATGGTTGATTTTAATTTGGTACGTGATTGTTATCTTAAGGTACTTGGAAAAGTATCACAAATCGACCTAAAACGTAATATATCTGGTAGATCTTATAAGTATAAATACAATCCTAGCCTACCAGTTCATTTTAAATCTTACTATGGCGATATTGAAAGATGTTGCGTTTCTTCAATACAACTTGATTTGTAGAATAGATCTTTAATTCATACTAATATTAGTATGAATTTACAAATGAACGTTTAATTAGAATCCTATAGTATTATAGTTTTCAGTATAATTAAATAGTTTACTATGTGATGCTTTTTCTAAAAACCAATTATTATCAAGTTCGTCCTTTTCTCTATTAATCACATCACATCCAAAATGTTCAGGTCTTGCCAATATAAAAGTTCCTTTTTTATCAACTAAAATTGATTCTGGATGGCTCTTAGATTCTTCAAGTAAAGAATGAATAAAATCCTGACCATAAACGCGATTTTCATTTAATGCAATAATTGTTGTAGTACACTCTTTTTCACGTAATAACATAGGTATTATTTTTGTTCCATTTCCGTAACTCCTACCTGCGTAAAACACAGCTGCTACATCCTTAATATATTTTGGTATATCATACTTATTTGTTGTATCACCTTCAGGAATTATCATTGCGATTAAATCAACTTTTACAGTTTGATCTAAAATTGAATTAATAAAAGGTTTTAATTTATTCATTTTGTCTGGCTTTACCGAAAAAGAAATAACAACCTTATTATCAGCCGCTCTTGGTAATTTTCTATAATTTTCTATATCAGAATTGTTTACATGACAAGCTAAAAATCTTGTATATCCAAAATATGAAAAAAAAGTTAATAGCAAAGAGAAAAGTGTTGATACAATAATGATTACTAATATTGTACTTCGTCTCATTTATACATCGTAAAGATTTGTGATTTAATATTAAAAACTATTAATCCATAGTGGTATGGATGAAATAGTACAACCGTTTGAATCTCTTCTCTCCATCCATCTATTACCGTTTTCAATATTTTCCATCAAGTATAATGTATTTGAAGGATTTCTAGACACAAAATGTGTCCTTTCAGATGTAATATTCTGATTACATTTGCTAATTCGCCTTTCGGGTCTATAATAAAGTTTTTTGCGACAAAGTGGACATGATTTTTTGATTTTCACGGCTTCTTCTATGCATTCTAAACAAAAAAAATGAAGACAATGAGTTACAAACATTCCTTTATAGATATTTCTTAGACAAATGGGACATTCAAGATCAGAGTCCATTCTTTATTTTACATTACTTCAGATTTAAATTAACAGTTCTTTGCCGATTTGATACCTACGACAATAGCTCCTGCAAGAAGACCAAAAAGAGCAAGTATACCACCAGCTTCAGCTAGTTTGTTACTTCCATCATCATCTACAGGACAATCACTATACTTACATTTTAGTTTTTCAGCTTTAGAATGACTAATTATTTTCGATAGTGAACACTTTTTATGAGGACAAGTACCTCTCATAGCAGAACGTCCGTTTTTATACACATCTAGACAAATTGATCCTGGTAAAGCGTTAACCTTCTTTTTGCAGCAGAAACATCTAAATTCAGTTTCTCCCAGCGGCATTTTATTTTATTATATCCAAGATTATAATAAAATTTAAAGTAGTGATCAATTTTTTTTTTTACACATCATTATTATATATATAAAAAAAATTTGATAGTTCGAAAGGTACAATACCTCCATGTATTTTACATATATGTCTTAATGTTTTCTCATAATATTCTTTAAGATGTACAACTTCTACAATTGTTGCTCTAGAAGAAGTATGCCATTCTTCTGTCTTATATATATCTAATATGAATATCCGTCGTATAAAATCTTCTACAATCGCCAAAACTAAGTGAATAAGATCTTGAAAAGCTTTTAATTTCATACGTTTCTTCTCTCTATTCAGTAATTTTAGTTCCCATAATGACTCGTCAAACTCCCCCAATAGATATTGCACTCTAATATCAATGTTGTCTTTTACTTTGTCAACTCTCCAAGATGGAACAATAACATGTCGAATGTGTATCGCGATACGATGCAGGTCTCTTAATTTTTTTGCAAAAATATGAGATGACGTAGCCCTTGTAACTTTAGACATAAAAGCAAACGCATCAGGAATATCACCACATGCTACAACTTCAATATCTTGTACTGTACTGGATAGAGTAGATAAATATTCATAATAATGTGGGTTATGAATAATTCCAGTTTCTATCATCCCTGTATTCCAACTGAATGAAGCGTGACACAATACACAAAACATCTGATCACATCCGCTTGCTTTTAGAATTAGTGTCATACACTTTGGACAAGGTTTAGTTAAACTAACTATTAAAGATGAACTTTTTATATCGTCTTCATTACAAATGTGATTTAAACTATCTTCATCTATTTGAACTCTGCATTTTTTACATACCGCGTGTTTGCATGTTCCACAAACATAATTGTCTGAAACAAAACCTCTGCAATCTCTAGGACACTTGAATATATAATTTTCTCTTTTATGAACTATATCGGGTGTATCCATACCACCGTACGTAATTGTTTTACTTTTCATAAAGTTTATGGTAGATATAACATTTAAACGTAGTTCACTTTTCTCTTCCATTACCTTATTAAGAGCATCTGGTCCATTATTCTTATACATACTCTTTAGACGTGCATTTGTTGGTAGTGATTTGAGAGAAGATGTTAGTTTCTTTATATCAGCAACAAGCGATGCCTCATTCTGAGTTTCCGGTAGTAGCATTTTTTCTTGTTCGAGTATATACTTTCCAATGTATCTAAAAAACCATTTCTTGTCACTGATATTTTCAAGTACAAATTCACGGCTCCATATCTTTCCGCAATTCATACATAATGGTTCTCTAGGTCGATCTTCTATAAATTTCTGATTGCAATTTTCACAAGATTGAAATTTACAGTAAGAACAAATTATAAAGGAATCTTCTTTTTCATATTCGCAGCAAACTACGCACGTAGACATTTCTATTTATTTGAAAAAATAAAGATTCTAATTCAATTTTAAACTATATATTGTAAATCTGTGGAACTTCTCTTTTCCTCCTGAACTTTAATACTAATACGATTATAAGTATAATAAGTAAGACACCACAAACTCCAAAAACGATATTTTTCCAATTTGAATAATTAGAGTTTGGATTGTTAAATTTGTCTGACAGCATTTTGCTTTTATCTATAGAAGATTGTAATGAGGTGCCGTAAGTGTTTTGATAAAATACTTCAGGTGATACACCGTCTTCTTTATGATATGTTTTACTAATCCACATAACATCCTCTCCGCTTAAACGAAAATTTTGTTGTGTACCAGAGTTATTTGTAGTCAAACTAGAAGGAAAAAAGTAAAGCATTATAGATAATGGATCAAAGTCTGAACCATTTATAGAATTTTTATCATATTTGTTAATAATATTTTCTTCCGTTGTACTTTCTGACCATCCCTGTGTTTCTTTCGCCCATTCTAACACCTTTGGTTTATCCCACATTATTGTTTTTCCATTTGGATTTTGATGTTCGTGAATAAGTCCTAATAAATGTCCAAACTCGTGTATAGTTGTTCCAACATCAAACCATCCAAGATTCATAGTTGCACCATCTTTTTGTCCCATATGATCTGTTCCAACAAGAGACCAGGCTCCTCCATCTGGATCAAAACTTATTCTTACAATAGCATTTGACGGGTTTTCAATAAAAGAAAAGTTCAAGTTTACGAGTGGTTGTATGCGTTCATTTACTATTTTTTTTATAGCTTCTTGAACAGATAGAGAACTTACGACCTTCTCTAAAGGATCTATATCTTGAGATGAAGACAAATCTCTCCTTTTTATATTTTCACCTGTTGCTAAAAAGCCAATTGTGATAGTAGACCCTGGTGTCCATAGCTTTTTTGTGAAAAAAGCTGCACGTAATTTTTTCTGATTTTCGGGAGTATGAGAATTAATTAAATCCATTTCAGGTTTGTGAATATCAAGAATTTTTTGCGTACATATTTTAGTTTTCTTGAGATCACTCATTATTTATTTATTAAGCTAAAAAATAAACTGATTGTAAATAAAGAAAATGTCAGCTGGTGGTTTAAGTTATTCAGGACTTGTAAACCATGGAAAGGTCAGTCTTCCTTCTGTCGAGAGTTGGGGTGAAAATATGAACATTTTAAGGGATCCTCCCAAGTCTATTACAACTAGAAGAATTGAAAAAGTAGGACAGACTAGTTCTGTAACACAGATGATTGATGAAAGCGATGGAAGGGTATCTGAAGCAATTCAATTGTACGCTCGAGGAGTTAATCCATCAGTCAGCGTGTCATATAATAATTATGGAAATAATGGTGGTCAAAGATATGGAGGGATTACAGAAGGAGGACAACAAGTAGCAAAACTTCCATACAGAATAATGCGTGACGGCTCTTTCAGACCTCCTGTTTTATTACAAGAAGATCTTTTACCACTTTCTCGTATACCTCGATCCAGAACAAGTGCTTCCTCCAATGCAGGTTTTACTGATTTTTCTCGCAAGATGAGGTCATGTGGAACTGCTGAAAATACAAGGGAAGTTAAAACAAATACTTTAAAAACGTTTGTTAGGCCAACAGCCGTATATAAGATAGAATCACAAGCTCAAAAACCATTTGAGGTAAAATATGTTATTCAACCATCTATTAAAAATTCTGCTTCTTCTGGTATGCGAACAATGGATATTACACAGAAATATACAGGTAAACCTACAAAAGAAATTATTAATGATCTTTTACACGCGAAGGCTCAATCGAACGTTTCGGATGTTCGTCATATAGATAATAACGAGTTTTATTCTGAAAGATATTTACAAAATTCTCTTGTTCATCCTGTGACCAGTAATATTTCTTCAATTATGCATAATACAGATAATAATGAGTTAGAAACAGGTAGATTCTTACAGAATAATCTGTTACCCTCCGCAGGTAGTAATATTTCTTCTGTCGGTTATTTAGCAGAGAATGAATTGAATACTGGAAAATTCATTCAGGAAACTCTTCCTCATCATGTAATAAGTAATGCATCTTCTAAAGCACATCACACTTTCATTGATGATATTATAGATTTGTCCGATATGCCAGTGCGTAATCAAATTATGCATTACAGAATAGACGCTCCTATTTCAGGTGTTGAACAAACAAAATACTTCCACGACGATCTTGCTCTATCACGAACATTGCCTAATTTCAAAGCTACTACAAATATAGGAGATGTTAATGTATATAAGAGAACAGAATATGATAACCAAATTGAACTGCAACGGAATAATCCAGCGACAAGTTGCGAGAGTAATCCAAATTCATACGGAAATTCTGATATTTCTTCAAGAGAAGCTCGATTAGCTCCAAAAATAAGCGCTGGTGGATATTCTATACCTGTACAAATTCCAATGAAAGAACGTGAGCATATTTATTTTACTCAGGAGTCTGAGAAAGCCAAAATGAATCGCTTTGTATTAGAAAATATGAATGGACGATATGATAAAGCAAATCCTTTCATGAATTGACATCTATCTTTATGAAATTTTAGAGTTTTTATTCTTGTAAAACTGCAAATGGAAAGTTTTCAACAAACGTTCATTTTAGAAAATTTGAATGCCATCAGCGATTCTGAAAAATTAGAAAAAAAGAGAAATTATAATTCAAAAGAGATTTCATCTCGTATAAGCTTAATATTAAAACAAGCTTATCCAACCGGATCGGATATGAAAGCAGTCTTTTATTTGATAGATTCGCTCTTTTTGTCTGGTTCAGATAAAAAAGTTAGAGAGAAAGGTTTATATAGTTTAACAAAAAACATAAAAACATGTATAAAAAAAATGGAACATCTTCCGGTAAAAAGTAAAGAAGGACTTATATATATTACACATTTTTTTTCATCTGATGTTCAAGTTATCATTAAAATACCTCGAAAACCAAAAGGAATAGAATCAAAAGTTAGAGAATATTTTATCGGTATTAAAGCTATAAATACACTGCGTTATCTAACACCGTCATTTGTTTATACACTAGGTGCTTTTTTATGTCCTAAACCAGGAGAAAATGAATCATGTGATTCATCAAAAAATACAGCTTTTGTATTGTATGAAAAAATACCAGGAGAATCCGTACAAAGTTTGTTAACAAATGATAAATTGGATTTTAAACAATTCCTTCTTCTATTATGTCAGTTATTATTAGGTTTAGAAGTCGCTCAACGAGAAGTGAGATTTACTCACTTTGATATGCATACAGATAATGTTATGGTACGTTTTGGTTCTGGTGATTCATCTTATGCAATACCTCTTGATATGAATACTTATATAGTTAATGATCCGGAGTTTATTCCTGTCGTGATAGATTTTGGTGCAGCAACATCATTCATTGACGGAAAATACATAGGATCTTATGATTATATTTCGCATGGTATGTTAAACTTTATGGTTCCAGGTTATGACATGTATAAGTTTATGATTTATTGTTCTCGTAAAACACAAAACCTCAAGCTAAAAGACCGTATTATGTCGATCTTTGATTTTTACGGAGAAGATGATCCATATTTTATTGCAAAGAATAAAGTGAAAGGTATTGAAACAGCCGCTGGTAATTATTGTAAAGATTTAACATTTTCTAATGCTGCGAATAGAACACCTCTTATGCTATTAGATTGGATATTAAAAAAGTACTCATCCAAACTAAAATCAAAATTGATAGTGAAGGAAAGAAGAAATTATATTTCAGTGCAATATTCAAAAATAATTAAAGAATTTGAAGATATTTTTAGTTTTACAAGGGTAAACGATGGAAAAGACAACCCAGATAACGCGCTTGCATTAATAAATAAATGTATGAATTCTAAACCAAGCTACGTTATGGCCGCATATGGTATCAAGGTCTTAGAGAAATACAATAAGTGTTTAGAATGTAATGAATTAAAAGCTAAAATAGATTTACTGTATAACGAGTTGACTCAGTTAAAAGATTATTTATTAAACTCGGATAGATATAATTTAGAAAAAGTTTTTGCTATTAAAACACCATCTCAGGAAGAGCTTGATTTATGCATTAGTAAAGTATTAAAAATAAAAATACGTCACTCTAATGCAAAAGAAAAAGAAGATGTGGTAAAAAATTTGGAGAATCTTCTTCTTTATCAAGAGGATTTGAAACCATATTTACAGTTTTATTTTACTATTCTAGAGTTGAATGATCGGAGTATACTAAAAGATTGGATCAATAGATTTAAGGTTTCAGGTGTTTACCTTTTTCATATTAAAAATGTGGCTCAAAATGAGCGTGCAACTAGATGGTCTCAAACTTTAATGGCATCTATAATATAAAAATGGTTTATTAATTGCATTGTAATTAATAAAAAATGAACAGTTTCGATAATATACCGTTAGTTTCGCAACCACATAACTTAAAAAAATCTCTATTCAAACATCAACTAGCGAGTATATATCAAATGGAAACCTTAGAGAGAGAGAAAATGGTACAATTTACATGGGGTGTTAAAGAAACTCGACTAGGATTTAATGCCGATATAACAGGATACGGAAAAACACTTTCAATGATAGGTCTGATTGCTAGAGATAAAATGGAATGGGATTTAGACACACCTTTTGTTAAAGAGGTTATCACTACAGAATCAGCCGGAATGATAACATCTCGTCGATTAGAGAGATATGATAAGATTCCTACAACATTAATTCTAGTTCCAATATCAATCGTTTCTCAATGGGAAAAGGAATTAGAGAATACGTCTCTAAAAGTTAAAATAATTGACTGTAGAAAAGATGTAGAGACTGTTTTAGTAGAAAATTACGATGTTGTTATAGTGACAACATCTATGTTTAATAATCTGGCCATATCTTATTCTCAATATGCTTGGAAACGTTTTATATTTGATGAACCTGGTCATGTAAGAGTTTCCGGAATGAAAGAAATTCATGCTGGATTTTATTGGATGGTAACAGCGACACCTGAAGATATTAATTTGCGTCATAGAAATTGCAGAGGTAGTTTTATGAAAAAAATAATCGGAGAAGAGTTGTGTAGAATAGAGGATCAGTTTTCTGGTATGATATTGAGGAACGATCTAGAATTTATACACGCATCTTTTAATACACCACAAATTCATCACCACTATCACAAATGTTTTCAACCAATGCTTCGAGCAGTATTTGGAATGGTTAATAACACGGTACATAATATGATAGCAGCAGGTAACATTGAAGGAGCTGTTTGTGCTCTAGGAGGAAAAAAGACAGAAAATATATTAGAATTAGTTAGAAAAGAATTTTTGGATGAGATAACATCGATAGAAGAAGATATTATCGTTCATCGAGACATTAAAAAGGATGACAAAAAGTTAGAAGTTTCATTAGTAAAGCTTGAGGAGGTTAAGAAGAAGCTTACACAACTAACAGATCGATTTGATGTGATGTTAAAAGATGTATGCTCAATATGCGCCGAAAAACTTAACAATCCTATAATGGAACCTTCTTGTCAAAATCTTTTTTGCGGTGAATGTCTTCTTACTTGGTTGCAAAAGAAGCAAACGTGCCCATTGTGTAGAGCTTGTGTAGATACAACTGATTTAGTTTACTTGAGTGGACAATCTAGCAAAGATGTTTGTTCAAATAATTATAAAGAAAAAAGACAAACTCCATTAGAAAAAGTAAACGAAATTGTAACAACTAAAGATACTGGAAAATTTATTATCTTTTCAGAGTACGATGCAACTTTCAAACCTATATGCAGAATGCTAAAAGAATCAGGAATCGTTTTTTCTCTAGTCGTTGGAAATAGAAAAGCAAGAGATGAAAGTATAGAAAAATTTAAAACGGGTGATTCAAAAGTCATTTTTCTTAATTCAAACTTTAATGGCGCAGGTATCAACTTACAAGAAGCTAGTGATATTATTTTGTATCATGAGATGTCAGCAAGTATGCAAAACCAAATAATTGGAAGAGCAAATAGAATAGGACGTCTCGTACCTTTGCATGTTCATCATTTACAACTTGATATTTAAGAATGTGTAATATGTAAATTAGATATAATGCAAACGTTTCAATGTCACAATAATTGTTGTACAATAAAGATAAAAACATTCATAGAACAATGTCCTGAAAAGTTTAGATCCCAAAGAAAAAAGTCTGGTGTTTTTATTTGCGATCCAAAAACAAATAAAATACTCATTGTACAGTCTTGTGGGCATCTGTGGGGTCCTCCAAAAGGTAGTTTAGAAGAAGGTGAAACCGAAATTGATTGTGCATTGAGAGAAGTATTAGAGGAAACAGGAATAAATATTCCTAGTGAAATTTTGACAAAACCATTTGCAATTTATAACAATGCTACCTATTTCTATTTAGAAATGAATGAGTGCGACGTAACTATTCCAGATATAGAGAAAACAAATGATGCAAATGGAATTGCTTGGATAAAAATCGAATGTTTGAAAAAATGTATAGAAATAGGGAATATTAATATAAGTAAACACTTTCGTTTACTCTTTAAAAAATTATATGGAAGTTCTCTACCTAACTCGTCTTTTTTAAAAGTAAATAGAAGAAAGAGTATCGCAAAAAGAGAATTATTTCAGACCTGAAAATACAACTGTTCCTTTTGAACCATACTTTGGATATCCATGCCAATCAGACCAGAGTGATACCGTACATAAACCAGTTTCTTCGAAAAAATTAGGTCTACTATGATTATTAGTGTTTACAATACCTGTAATTATCTTACCATCATAAATAGTCTGTGTACCATCAATTTGACAAGAAACTACATTCTTGTTATTCTTGAAAAATTCTAACAGATCAAGATCTGGTTTAATGTAAATCATCGGTAAAGTATTGTTTTTTACGTTTATGATGCCATCAAAACGTTCAATATTATATTTAGTCATCTTTATATAATGTGAGTTTTTTGATCTAAATAGAAATTTTCTAAGTTTCAAAAAGATGTCAATAAAAGCATACGTCGAAGAATTACAGAATATACATAATGAAATCAAGAGAAACAATCTTAAGAATTCTCAACATAGGCAACGTATTAAAGAACTTGAGGCAAACATAACAGACTACCTAAACGAAAAGGGGCAACAAGGACTCAAATATCAAGGTAAAGCAATTTTTTTGGAACAAAAAGAACTTAGACCATCAAAGAAAAAGAAAGATAAGGAAGAAGCGCTTATAGGTTTTTTTGAACAGTTGGGAATCGCAAACCCAAAAGAAGCTTATTGTAAATTTCAAGATGTCCAGAGAGACGCACCTATTGAAAAGACAAGTGTAAAATTTAAAAAACTCCCAAAAACGTAAAATAAGAAAATTGAATTTTAATACGAATTAAGTATTAAAAATATCAACGAGATATAAAATGATCACAACAACATCTTTTCTTCAGAAAAGTCCAGATTTTTGGCCTACAAAAGAAGAAGCTCGAAATCATAAGGAGAATAAAAATACAAATGAGAGATACCCAAACTTCTTTCAGGATATATTTCATGCTGGAGACGAACATCAATTTCAACTCTTTCGTGATGCTACGAATGGAGAAGTTTGTAATGTTCAACCATCTCTCTCAAGTAATCTATTCAGAGACTTGTCTCTAAAAGTCTGGGACAAATATAAGAATGTTAGTCCTGATTCTGCGCTAAATACTTTCAGATATATTTTTCATAAATTTAAGAAGGGTATTTTTGTAAAAATTTCAGATAACAAGTTAAAGGTGTTTCTTCCATTCTCAAAAGCCTATTTCATCAACGAATGGAGTGGAAAAATAGAACAAAATTCAAAACAAATAATGGAACTACTCGAGAGTATCTCTAAAACAGAGGGAAGGCCATATTTTGATAAACGCAGTGTAAATCTACGTACTGAAGAATGGTATGGAAATAATTGCTTAATACGATACGAATATCCACTATCGGAAGGAGATTCTAACGTTGGAAATGTAAAGAATATGCTAGAGGAACTTTGTGTACGAAAAAAAGTACCTGATATTGAGTTCTTTATCAATCGCAGAGACTTTCCAATTCTAAAACGTGATGGTACGGAGCCTTATAATCATATTTGGGGATCAGACAAATTTCCTTTAGTTTCACACAACTATGATAAGTATCTTCCCATTTTAAGCATGTCTTCAACAGAAAGATATGCAGATGTATTAATGCCAACATGGGACGATTGGGCAAGAATACAAAGTTTAGAACATAAATATTTTCCGCGAACTGCACAGGATTATTCTGCGACTTTTGATACACTCTGGTCTCGTAAAAAACCAACAGCTGTATTTAGAGGTTCTACGACAGGTTGCGGTGTTGATCTAAAAACAAATATTAGGTTAAAACTTGCTAAACTATCAATTGATTCTGAACCAGATGAAAACGGTATACCTTACTTGGACGCACGGATTACAAAGTGGAATTTGAGACCTCGAAAACTTCAATGGGAAACAAAATTAAAAACACTTGACATTACGTATCTTAGATCAAAAGGAATTGATATATACAAACGAGATTCTGATGGAAATTACTTGATAGATACTAATAAAACATATTATTCTCAAAACTCAAAAGGAAATTATGTTGTTGATCCTAAAGGTTGGTTTGTACAAAACGATAGAGGTGGATATAAACAAATTGGAGAAGATAAAAAATATATAACACATAGTTTGACTCCAAAACAACAATCTGAATATAAATATATCGTGAATGTTGATGGTCATGTCTCAGCATTTCGACTTTCTTTAGAGTTAAGTATGGGTTGCGTAATACTTTTGGTTAATTCTCCTTGGAAAATTTGGTATCGTGATCTTTTAGTTGAATATGAGCACTATGTTCCGGTAAAGGAAGATTTATCTGATCTTATTGATCAGATTAAATGGTGTAGAGATAATGATGAAAAATGTGAAAAAATTGCTAATAATGCAAGACTTTTCTTTGAAACATATCTTCAAAAAGATGGTGTGTTGGATTATATGGAAAAAACTCTTGTAAATCTTAAGCAAGAAATGGGTGTATATCTTTATAATTCGGTTTCTCCTCTTGATGCACTAATATCTAAAGAAGAACAAATCATAGATATGAAATTTCCTAAAACCAAAAAAGATATTACCCGGTTGGGAGTTATTCCAAAAATCGGGCGCTGCTATGGATTACTTCAAGGAATGGGATGGATAATTAGAAAGGTTATAACAGAAAGTACCTTTGATAGAATTGCAGTCATGAAAAATAGTTTGGTTAAAAACGTTAGGCGTGCTGAAATTGCCGGTTTTCAACTAGCTGTTAAAACAACTTCAGATTCACAAAAAATGAAAGAGCATGTTCACGAGGCATTTCTTGGTTCTAATTGTCTTAACCAACTATCGAAATATGTTCCAAACTTTGCATGTATATTTGGTATGTACAGGGATGATACAGATACGTGTAATGTAATATCAGAATTTATTGAGGGTGAAACTCTTTCTGCGTATATCGATGGTCCGAATTTTTCTTTTCGAGAGTTTCTTCTTATTATAATTCAACTTTGTCTTGCTCTTGAGGTAGCACAAAATATATCTGGTTTTGTCCATTATGATTTAGCTCCTTGGAATATAGTTTTAAAGAGAACTGAAAAAGTGTCTTTTGACTATGTACTTTCTCATACACTTGTAGTTAGAATTCGGACCAGGTGTATACCGACAATGATCGATTTTGGTAAGTCTCATGCTATTGTTGACGGGGTTCATCACGGATTTGTTAATATGTTTAAGACTAGTACATCTCATGATATTATCACTCTTCTTGTCAAGTCTTTTGATAAAATTATAGTTCGGTTTTTGAGAGATACGACCTTTAGAGATAAGCTGATTAAAGAAGATAGTGAAATCGATAAAAAGATTATGTATGTACTAAATTTTATTTCAGGTACTAAATATAGTCCAGATATGTTTGATGATTTGTATAAGGCTCGTGATTTCTTATGGTATGCTAGAAAATATTCAACACTTGTTTACGGTGAGAAGTACGAACTTGAAAATCGTACTCCTTATGATCTAGTTAAACATATAACAAAGAAAATCAATTTTCCCGAAATTGGAACTGTAAGAAAGTATGTAAATTCGATGGATAAGGGAAATGGTAGGCAAGTATTTGAATATATATTGTCTCAATCTGTAGATAAGAGGCTCAAGTCATATGTCAATGTTTTTTCGCGTCTGATGAAATGTAGTATACCACAACCAAATAATCTTTTTTTCGTTTATTACGCTGCACAGAGCTTAGAAAGAAATTTATCGTCTGTATATAATGATATGCTTCAATTTTTGACAGATCAAGGTATATCTCATGAAAAATATGAAAAGATTTATCAACATACTATGAGCTTTTTAGAACACGTATATCGAAAACAAATTGAAACAAAAACAGAAAAGAAGATTGAATATCAGCTAGATACTGATTTTATTGACTTAAAACAACCAGAGTACTCTGATGAAACCTTTCTCTTCCCAAGAAAGGTTCTCGAATTGCTAGAGAATGAATCGATAGATGATCTATCTGAATATAAACATATTATTGAAACAATATTATTAGATATATCGTCTTACAAATTAAATGATAAGGACCGTGAATATTATCTCGAAAATTTCGACAAACTCCTTCGTACTAACTCTCTTAATATGAAAAATAACAGTTCTAATATAAAAACATTACTATTTATGTCAAGTGAAATATACAAAAAAGATAAGGCTGAGTTAGAGCTTAAATTGCAAAAAGATGACACAGATTGTGATGATGCAAAAGAATACTTGCAGTTGTACGATTCAATTATTTCAAAACTAAAATAAAAAAACTTTATTCTACAATATTATTATAGTGATTTTTGTTTTTATTTTCTTTCTTCAGTATAAATAAAATGTTTGACGGTAAATTTATTGCTACGCTTTTAGCAGTTGCAGTTTCTGTATTCGCCATTTGTAACTTTAATGCTCACAAAGTAACTAGTAATGAAGGATTTGGAATGAATCCTTCAGGTACGTGGATAAAACAATCTGAGATGTCTACCAATTCGGGTGATTTTTATTCTATCCCGGGTAATTATCAGGCAATGCTTAGCCCTCGTCACAACGGGGTAAACTATGGTACTTATGCAAGGCATAACCCTCCAGACATTAACAAATTGGCTGCTCCTCCGCATCCACTAACCTACGGGCAAATGGCAAGTGGAAATTCTACAAATGGTTGTACTCGAGAATCTTTCTCATCTGCATCCCCGTATATGGAACCTAATCACTCAACTGGTAATTATAAATCGATAAGTGGTGATTACACATTACCTACTGATATGCTTCCTGTTCAGAATATGTCTACCATTAACACTGTTAGTGAGAATGGAGAACCGATACAGGCTATAATTGTTGATCGATTAATTCATGTGAATAGAAATAGTCGACTTCGTCGTCATGGTGATATGATTCGCGGTGATTTACCTATTCATCCTCATAAACATAGTTGGTTCACTCCTTCAGTGCATCCTATTATAGACCTTCAACAAGGTGCCATGAATGTAATGGGTGGTCTCACAAATGAAACTGCTTTAGCTATGGCAGAACTCATCAATACGACATCCGGTCATTCAACAATTTCTGGCGTTGACATGTCATCTAGAGATTCTATGGCATCGTTAAAATCTTTGTCAACTAAACAGTCGATGAGTACATTGCAAGTTGGTGCTTACTAAAGTATATGATTGTAATAATATTTTAACCTCTTTCTGATTTTATGATGAGCTCGACTGCTCAAAATGAGAAAAGTCTATGAGTATATGAAATGAGAAGAGGTAATTTTTCTTATTTATTACTAATTAGTAATAAATACATTTAAACAAGATTGTTGGTATGATAAAATGACTGCTGATGAAGATACTTTATTTGTTTTTTACACGCCTCCTAGAAAATATTGGGAATATGGAAAATTTCCAGAAGGATGGAAATTTGTTGGAAGCGGTCGCACATATCCCATATCCAATAAAAAACCAAAATATACAAACGAAGAACAGTTCTCAGGTCCTCCGGATAATAAAAAAGTAATGATACAATTTCTAAAATACGAGTTTGAAAAACTAAAAAATGAAAAAGCAATTGACTGTTTTGAAATTAAAAACACATATATGTAAAAAGATGATAAGTACGTAATTTAAAAGTGATTTTTTTCTTTAATCTAAAAAGAACAATATAAACTAGAAAAATGAGTGCTTCATCTAAAAAAATTGTACTCAAAAAGCTCAACTCTCATAACACTATTTGGCATCCAGAATCCACTTTAGTTTTCAAGTCGCAAAAAGACAGGCTTGTAATCGGCAGATATGTAGACGATGAATTAATTCCTCTAGATGATGATGCATTAACTTTATGCGAGACGTGGAAATTTAAGCCAGACGAATCTCTTTTTGAAGCCGATGAGGATCATGAAAAAGTTAGTGAAGAAGAACAGGAAAATGACGAATCGGAAGAGGAACCTACAACTAAGGAACCTCTTCCTAAGGAACCTACAAGTAAGGAACCTATATCTAAGGAACCTACGTCTAAGGAACCTCTTCCTAAGGAACCTATAACTAAGGAGATCAAATCATCTTCAAAGGTTTCAGAAAATACAAAATCAATTCACAGTCTCACGAATGAATTTACAACACAAGTTTTGCTAGAATTTGATCTTCTAGTTGAGGAAAACACATCTCTAAAATCTCAATTAGAAGAGAATAGTGCTTCTTTTTCGGAATTACAAAAGAAGTATGATGATATTAAGAAAAAGTTTGACACAATGAAATCACTTTTTAATTAAGAATACTTTTAAGTAAGTCTTGTTATAAAAAATATAACAAGACAATTTTAATATTTTCTAATCACTTCCCGATTCTGAACCTGAAGTAGCATATTCATCTTCGCGTCTAAGAGTAGAACGTCTGGTTTGTGTAGGCTTTTTAGAACTTGCCTTTGTATTTTTGACATTCTTTGTTGATTTAGATGTATCTTTTTGAGATGCAATATATTGTTTTATTGCTTGTTTTTCACTGCGAGCAATAAGTGACTTCATTTGCGTCTTTAACTTAACACATGTCTTTTCAATTAGCTTATCAATTTCGTCATTGATATCAAAGTTGCTCATTTTGAGCTTATAAAAATTCTTCTTTATATCAAATTATACTTTTTTAAAATATGAAAAAATAAATACTTTTTTACTTAGTTAAACCATCTTATTTTTTACAAAAAATAAGATTTGACAATAAATACTTACAACACCGGGAAACCAAGAGCACCACCAGACACACGAATAATGTTATTGTTAATTGCCGTAACAATGAATTCAAAAGTCTGCTTAAAATCAGTTCCTTTTGCAACAGCCGCCGTGTCACCTTGTGGGCCATTGACAGTGACAGCATATTTACTTGCGACGGGTACAATTGACACGTTAGTGAGCTTTCCATAATTTGTAGATCCCATTGGATCAAGGCTGATAAAGTCTAACGAATAAGAATACGAATGATAGCCTGTATCAGTTGGTATTGCGGGAGCATGGTACCAAGGATTTACAAGAGAGAAATAATCAGAGCCCATAGCTGCAAGACGATTTGTATTTTCATAAATTAGGGACGTCTCTCGAATAGGATCTGTAGTAATCTCAGCAGGACTAAAGTTTACTGTACCAGCCGGGTCAGTATTAGTATATGTTATTGCTGTAGTAGCAGGAAGAGTAATTCTAGGTGACGCGGTGTGATATATAGAATGTTCAGCTTTATGTGTTATGTTCTTCACTGCGAAAAATAAAACCTTAATAGCATGAGAGAAACGAATGTCAAAAGATTGACTATCATTTGTTGTAGGAACAAAAGTCTGTTTTGGAGCGGTCTGTACTTGTTCAATCAAAATATCGCGAGGGGCGCAAGCCATACGCTTACGCTCGTCGTTAGAAACAATTGCATAGTTAGCCCAAACCTGTGTACTACCCAAAACAGGAGCACCACCACTCAAGTCACTAGCTAACACCCTTGCTACACGTGTTTCTCCTGTTTTTACATTTGGGGCATTCCCAGTTACGGTACCGCCATTTCCCGGTCCCATAGGAAGACTTTCAGCTTGAAGAATTAGAAGTTCTTCCCAGTCTCGGAAATAGAAATTAATTCGCATTTCGTTATAAGGAAGGGCAGCCGTTGGAAGGGCAACGCCACTATCTCGGCTATAGAAAAATGGTAACGGTAAATTTAGTGTAGTAGGAGCAATCTCATCACCAGGAATGTGAGGTTGAATGAGCTCATCCACATTTCCAATCATGTTATTATAACCATTTCTCTTGCTTTCCGGTACAGTGAAAGCGGCCCAAAAATCAAGATGATAACTATCAAAACGAGCTGCAATTAGATCGTTAAATGTGATCGAGCACTCTCGAATAATGTTATGCATAAAGTTTCGAGTCCAACGGAGACGTCCGTATGCAGCACGATAAGTAGTGCCGTCAGCAGTAATCTGATTCGTTGCGTTTAGTTTAACAGCAGGAGTTGAAAGACGAAGCCAAGTTTGAAGCATATAATCACCGGCACGAGAAATAGCAACGGACCACTCCTGACCAAAACCAGGGGAACCGGCAGCGCGAGATAGAACGACAGGCACCTGAGTAAACCAGGTAGCCTTCCTAGTCTCGCGGACGAAATAAGCAGTGGCATCGTGACCACCATAGAGGTACTTCTCGATTTCGTCAAATGTGGCGAGATCAATGAACCCAGAAGTTACGTTTGACGTAGAGATGGAAGACATTGTTTTATATTAGCGCAAGATTATTTTTCATTTTTTTAACAAAATATATACTTTAAATATTAAAATGAAATGAAAAATGCGAGCTTAAATGAGTCTTCAGAACGAATAAAGGCAATGTCCGAACTAGATATTTTGAGTATAGATAGCAATATACGTAAGAATTTCGAGGATGAGTTTGCAAAACTACCAGATCACGAGGAGAAGCTTCTAGAGATAGAAGAATCGCTAAAAAATGAAAATCTTCGACGCAGAATAAGATTGAGTCTAGAAAAGGCTCGTCTTGAATTATTAGCACATATCGACGATTTAAAAACAAATCGAAATTATCACTTCTATATTATGGAAACGTTGCCTTTTATAGAACATTATAAAGATATTTTAAAAACTCCTGTTAAAGTAAGTTTTATGGGTAAACTTGTTAAAAAGGATAAAGATAAGATCAATGTAATAGATCTTTATTTAGAAGCAGCTGTAAAATATGTTAATATAGAATTTGAGAATGTTAAACCACAAAGGATAACATGTCCTAACTGCTTTAATAAAAAAGACTTTGATATTATTGACGGTAATACTTATATATGCACCAAATGTTATGCAAGACAAACAGTGATGAAACATAATTCTTCTTATACTGATATTGATAGAGTTAATATTTCAAGTAAATATACCTATGATAGAAAAGTTCATTTTCGAGATTGTATAAATCAATATCAAGGTAAACAAAATAGCACCATACATCAAAAAATATATGACGATTTAGAAATGCAATTCAAAAGGCATCATCTTCTTAGAGGAGGAATTGATGCAAGCAAAGAAGTTAAATTCGCTGATGTTACAAAGAACCATATTCTTATATTTCTTAAAGAACTTGGTTATTCTAAACATTACGAGAATGTACATCTTATTCACTATAATTTTACAGGAATAAAGCCTGATGACATATCTTATTTAGAAGAACAGCTTCTTGACGATTTTGATGTACTCACAGATCTATACGATAAAAGATTTAAATACATTGAAAGAAAGAATTTTATTAATACTCAATACGTTCTCTTTCAATTGCTTCGTAGACATAGACATCCATGCAAGAAAGAGGAATTTATTATACTTAAAACGATTGATAGAAAATTCTTTCACGATGAAATATGCAAAGATTTATTTGAAGAACTTGGTTGGAATCACAATCCTTTTTACTAAAGAATACAGGATGATTTAAGAAATTCGTTTCTAAGTATAAATAAAGAATGCCTCGACCAATTAGATTTCAAGTGCATACAGATGAATATTTACCATTTGATAACTATCAGTTTGAATCTACCTCGGATGCTTTATTTGCTATAATGAATATGATGTCAGTTCTTGATCCTATATTTATACCAGAGTTTGACCCTCTTCAAATAGCAATACAAAATAGTGAAAATGATCTTCAGTTATATAGAAAAGATAATGTTGATGTTGTTGTTGGATCACAACCTTATGACACAACAGATAAAAAATATGATGAGTGTTCTATATGTACTGACAAATACCAAAAAAATGAAGACGTTTCCGTTTTAGATTGCGGGCATATTTATCATCCTAAATGTATAAAAGAATGGGGTAAATACAAACCGGTTTGTCCAGTATGTAAGGCTGAAATTTCAAATCATGTAAGTAATACTGGTATTGACGATATTGATTAGATACGCATATTTTTTAAAAAAATGAGTATAACTAAATGCTGTCAGAGTTAAAAAGTAAATGGTCTGAGTATGGTTTTGAAATAACACTAGGTCTATGTTTAGCATTCTTATTACTTTTTGGCTTATATCATAAGATCAAAGGTAAAAGAGGGACTTGGACTAGTAAGAAAGACTATTTTCTTTCACATCAAAGTATATTGACTCCTCAAAATAAAACAGGTCGTCAACCTCCTCGAGAAAGTAGAGGTGAAACAGAATGCAGACGAGTTCTTCAATTATTATTTAATAGAAGATTTGATAAGGCACGACCTGATTTTTTACGAAATCCTGTAACAGGTGGTGACTTTAATTTAGAACTTGATTGCTTTGATCCTGAGTTAAGAATCGCTGTAGAATATAATGGCGTGCAACACTATCGTTTCATACCATTTTTTCATAAAAACAAAGAAGCATTCTTAAATCAAAAGTATAGAGATGATATGAAACGGAGAATTTGTAAAGAAAATGGTATACTTTTAATTGAAGTACCCTATACAATAAAAATAGAAGATATTAAAAAATTCATACAAGACACTCTCACTGTTAATGGAATTATACCATAAAAATATGTTTAATTTGCATCTTAGTTATAAATAATGAGTATTATTTATAAATTTAAACTAGAATATAACACCTAAGGAAAAAGTATATGGTATGGAGTATTAACGGTGTATACGACCGGTGTCTCTACGACCGGTGTCTCTACGACCGGTGTCTCTACGACCGGAGTCTCTACGACCGGAGTATGTACTTTAGTGTGACGCAAATGATATGGAAGAATATCTAAGTGATACTTTCGTCTAACAACTTTAGGTTCTTCAACCTTCGGTTCTTCAACCTTCGGTTCTTCAACCTTCGGTTCTTCAACCTTCGGTTCTTCAACCTTCGGTTCTTCAACCTTCGGTTCTTCAACCTTCGGTTCTTCAACCTTCGGTTCTTCAACATTCGGTTCTTCAACATTTGGGGCAATTTTTTTCAATCTATCAATTTCTTGTAGTTGTGTTTTGACAATTAATGTCAATTGTTCAACCGATTTTAGTAGAGGGTTAATTAAATCACTAATTGATTCATTATTATTCTTAGAGTTATCAACTAATTCTTTAGGAGCTACAACGGGAACTTCAAAATTTCTGCTTGATGTACTACGAACACAAAAGTCTGTGTTTGTAAAAGATCTCATTTCTTATATGTTTATTTATATATAACATTTTTTTTAAATTTTAATTGGTTCATTTTTAAGTTAATTGAAGTTAACAAAAGCCGATAATTTATCAATCATTTCCTTTTGTGACTTGACGGTAGCTGTCAACTCTTGGAATGCTTTTATCAGAGGTGGCATTAAATCACCTTTACAGATTTTTAAACTATTCGGATCTTCATCATAAACTAAATTTAAATATTTCATATCATGTTTATCTTGTAATTCTTGTAAATCCTGTGCCAAAAACCCAGTAAATATCTTTTCTTGCTTTTTACTTCCGTCGGATATCTTGTTAGGATACAATTCTCTTCTATCCCATTTATATGTTACTGGTTTTATTTCGTTGATAAAATCGATAGAAGATTTTAAATCTTGGATTTCGGTTTTATCTCTTTTATCAGAAGATCCTGTGATACTACCATTACCTATTAGAACAACAGTATGTGTACTAGTTCCTATTATAATAGTATCATGTGTGTCTTCTGCCGCTGGTTGTACGTTATAACCTATAATTATATTATTACTCCCTGTTTTTAGGTCAGCAGCTGCATTATATCCAATCGCTACATTTCCTACTCCGCCAGTACAATTTTGTAAAGCTTGCCATCCAACAGCTGTGTTACAATCAAGTTTGTTATCTCTTAATGCACAAAAACCAACAGCTGTATTTTTATTACCGGTTGCATTGAGGTAAAGTGTAGCATTTCCAATAGCTGTGTTCTCTATTCCAGTTGTGTTATTTTGTAACGCTTGATATCCAACAGCTGTGTGACCTCCTTGTTTATTATTCTGTAACGCTTGAGTTCCAATAGCTGTATTACCATAAGCAACATCACTAGTTTGTTTACTCAAAGCTTGATAACCAACAGCAGTACAACCAGTTGCACCTGTATTCGAATATAATGCTTGATATCCAAGTGCTGTGTTATTATTAGCTTTATTTTGTTTTAAAGCTTGATAACCAACGGCTGCACAACCAGTCGCTGATACATTTTCATATAAAGCTTCAGATCCAACAGCTGTATTACCATCACCTGTATTTTTTAGTAATGCATTCCAACCAACAGCTGTGTTTTTACTACCACCTGTACAACTATATAAAGAACTACTTCCAATCGCTACATTTTGACTTCCTGTTGCGTTATAAAATAATGCTTGAGATCCAACTGCTACATTAGCGTTTCCTATTTTATTATTTTTTAATGAATTACTTCCAACTGATGTGTTATGAGCACCAGTTGTGTTAGAAGATAGTGCACTAACACCAAATGCAACATTGTTAGTTCCTGGAAAAGGTGATCCTGTTGCAGGAGTTACAGATATTAGTGCATTATACCCATATGCGGTATTATTTGTATCAGAGCTACCACCACCTACACTACCACCAGAACTATATAATACATCAAAATTTCCTCTTGATGCTGTTACTGAATCATACGTAGCATTTCTACACACAGTAAAATCTAAATTCTTTGACATGTCTCTATTTATTTAATTGTAAATATTTTTGTTTTTTAAATGAAATGTAAACAAAAGTATCTACATAATTCAAAATGTTATATCATTTTAAATTTAGATTTTAGATTTTAGATTTTTTTTAGATTTATAATTCGGGTAATATATTATTCTACCACCGGATCTACCACCGGATCTACCACCTGATCTACCACCTGATCTACCACCGGATCTACAACAGTCTCTACTACCGGATCTACAACAGTCTCTACCACAGGATCTACATCAGACTCTACAACAGACTCTGCCACTGGATCTACCACATGCTCTACCACCGGATCTATATTTGATTGGCTAACATCTAAATTAAAATTAACAAAAGTTGATAATTTATCAATCATTTGCTTTTGTGATTCAATTTCTTGCTTTTGTGACTTGACTATAACCCTCAACTCTTGGAATGCTTTTACTAGAACTGGTAATAAATTTTCTTTACAGATTTTTAAACTATTCGGATCTTCATCATAAACTAAATTTAAATATTTCATATCATGTTTATCTTGTAATTCTTGTAAATCCTGTGCTAAAAACCCAGTAAATATCTTTTCTTGCTTTTTACTTCCGTCGGATATTTTATCAGGATACAATTCTCTTCTATCCCATTTATATGTTACTGGTTTTATTTCGTTGATAAAATCGATAGAAGATTTTAAATCTTGAATTTCGGTTTTGTCTCTTTTATCCGAACCAGAACTAATAGTTCCATCGCCAATTGTAACAGTTTGATGCGTATTATTTCCTATTACAATTTTGTTCTTAATAGGTAGTGGTTTACCGTCTTGACCATTTGTTGCCACTGGATTGTATCCTATAAAAATACTGTTTTGTATTTCTGTTGGTTTTAAGTTAATTACATCGTTGTCAGTTGAATTTATAAATATATTATTACTTCCGGTTGACGCCAGTTGTCCTGCTTGATTACCAATAGCTATGTTAAAATTTGATTGAGTCTCTGAATTTGCTTGAAGTTTATATAATGTTTCATTACCAATCCCTAAGTTGTAATTTCCTGAGGTAATATATAATGATGAATTAACTCCAATAGCTATGTTACCAGTTCCTTCTGTATTTTTTTTTAAAGCATTAAAACCAACAGCTGTGTTACCATTACCTAATTCATTAGCGGATAAAGCTTGATATCCAAGTGCTGTATTATTATCTTTTTTATTTTTTCTTAATGCGCAAAAACCAACAGCTGTGTTATTAATACCATCTTCATTCGTATAAAGTGCAGCATTTCCAATAGCTGTGTTACAAGTACCACCTCTGTTATTCTGTAATGCACTTGAACCAACAGCTGTATGACCCAATGCTGTAGTATTACTTTGTAAAGCTTTGGATCCAATAGCAGTGTTACCATATGATGTTGTATTACTTTGTAAAGCATAAGATCCAAGTGCTGTGTTTTCACCAGCTGTATTACTTTGTAAAGCTTGAAAACCAACAGCTGTACAACCGGTCGCTGATATATTTTCAAATAAAGCTTGATATCCAATAGCCGTATTACCATCTGCTGTATTTTTTAGTAACGCAGAAGAACCAACAGCAGTGTTATTAACACCAAACTGATTGCTTCCTAAAGCTTGATATCCAACTGCTACATTCTCGTTTCCTGATATATTACCTGATAATCCAGAACATCCAATAGAAGTGTTTTTAATGCCAGAATGATTCTCATATAGTGCACCACTTCCAACAGCTGTGTTATAAGCTCCTGTTGCATTATCATGTAGTGCAGCATCTCCAACAGCTGTGTTATAAGCTCCTGTTGTATTCGTATATAAAGCTTGATGTCCAACTGCTGTATTAGCACTTCCTGAATTATTAGCTTTTAACGCGGATGCTCCGACTGCTGTATTATAGGGGGCTTTGTTATTAAGTAAAGCTTGATATCCAAGTGCTGTGTTATCATTTGCTGTATTTTGTTTTAAAGCTTGATATCCAACAGCTGTGCTACCAGTCGCACCTGTATTTTCATATAAAGCTTGATATCCAAGCGCCGTATTACCATCTGCTGTATTTTTAAATAATGTTTGAGAACCAACTGCTACATTACGATTACCTATTTCGTTATGGAATAATGCGTCTAATCCAACTGCAACATTATCAGACCCTGTTGTATTATAACATGATGATTGGCTACCAACGGATATGTTAGAATCACCTGTTGTATTACTTAGTAATGCAACGTAACCAACAGCAGTATTATGTTCTCCGGTTAAGTTAGAATATAGTGC